GACCTGATCGTCATGCTTGCCGGCAGGAAAGCTGAGTAGCTCGGACCTGAAATCCGCAAACCACGGGGCGTTGACCGGAACGTAGAGTCCTTCCAGCGCCATGCGTCCACGAATGGACTGCGCTCGGATTGATTTGTCGCCTCGCGTCGGAAACTGCGTTCTCTTGACGTAAGCCTCGCGCTCGCGCTGCCTGCGATCAATGAACGGGCCTAGCGAGGCTTTGATCTGGCCTGTTTCTTCCGCCCATTCGAGCGGCTTCCATTTACGGACGGCATCACAGAACGACTCGATCCAAACGTCCGAGGCTGTTTGCTTTCGCCATAAATCGAGCAGATACATGCGGCCGTCAGGATCAACGCCGACGACTGCATGGACTGTGTAATCGCCGCCATCTGCGGTAACGGCATAGTCGCTACCACCGTAAACCCGCATCGTAGAGCGATCAGGAAGCCTGTCGTAAGGCTTCAGCCAATCTGCCTTGAAGTAATCGCCTTCTTCGGGGGCTGGCCGCTGCTGATAGAGCGCGGACCATGTTCTCGCCGGTGTCGTACGTTTCAGTTCGGCAAGCTGCTGACCGTAGCCATACTCGCCATCGGTCCAGAGAAACTCGCCAGCCTTTCGCCCCAGCGGATCGTTCTCGTAAGCCTCGGCAGCTAGTTCAATCGTGTGCCACTGTTCGTGATTAAGCGCACGGCCAGCCAGATCGTCTTCATGCCAGCGGGTTTGAATCAAAACCTTACGCGCACCCGGAACAAGTCGCGTGCAAAAGTCGTTGATGTACCAATCCCAAGTACGATCCCGGATTAGCTCGCTATCCGCGTCCTGTCGGGAACGAATAGGATCGTCAATCAATCCAAGCTTCGCACGAAAGCCCGCAATGCCCGTGCCGACGCCAGCCGCATAATATTCAGCGCCTGAGGCTAATCCCCATCTGCCGGCTGCCTGGCTGTCCTCTGCAAGCGATTGGCCTAGCGTAAGACCATGCTCGGCGATGAGGTTGCGGATTCGCCTGCCCCACTTCTCCGCAAGTTCTGTCGTGTGACTCGCAGCCAGAACACTTGCGTTATCTTCCGCCTGCATGAACCAAGGCGGGAACAGGATGCTCGCATAGGTGGACTTCGCAGAACCGGGCGGCATGAAGACCGCCAACCTTGGAATATCCCCTCGTTGAACAGCCTCTAGCCCGTCAATCAGTAGCTTGTGATGCCTTGCTGGCTCAAAGCCGCAAAGGCGGCACCAATCAGTTAAGCTGCGTCTTATCGATCGGCGGCGAAGCAACTCCTTCGCTGCCATCTGCCGCGATACGTTCAAGGGCTTCGTCCGTCATGCTGCTTACGGAATGGCTGTGATGAACTTCGCTCTTGTCGCGCCATTTCTCAGCGCGGCGGTTCTTCAGCCAGAAGATTGCGGCGGTGGTATCAGGCGGCACATGCTCCTTTACCGGCGCACGAACAATCTGACCTTGAAACTGAAAGACCTTCTCGGAATCGTAAGTGTAGCCAATCGCCTTTGCGTACAGGCTACGCTCTACGCGCTCGTCAGCCACTTCCTTGCCAGTCTTTAGGGCCTGACAGAAGTCGGGAAACTCGCCCTTCCATCGGTAGATTGTACGTACCGAAACCTCAAACGCCTCCGCGATTTCTTCGTCAGTCGCACCGTTGGCACAAAGCTGTTCCGCTTCCTGACAGAACTCTGGACGATAAGAAGTTGGGCGGCCGCCTGCCATATTCGGTTACTTCACCCCAGCCCTTTTCAGGATGGCGTTGGCTTTTCTGATTTGGGCTTTCCAGTAGGATTTGGTCTTAGCCTTGGCTTTCGGATTGGCCTTCATGGGAGTTGTTTCTGCTTCAAAAGCCCTTAGGCCGGTACGTGCCGCGCTTGGGTTTCTTGATGACAGAACCTGCCATGTGTTGGCGAAGTAGCTTTCTGTGCTTCAACACATCTCTCGCCGCGGACATGACCTTAAATGCCGCACGGTTCTGGCCTTCAGCCATGAGATCGTCGGCGTCCATAATCAGGCTGGATACGTCGCAGGTAGCGGTCCCGACTGTTTGTAAATGCCTGTTGATTGCCGCCCATTCCATGCGGGTTCTCCTGAATCAAAAAACCCCGCCTGATTAGGACGGGGCGGAAAGTTTCTGGCGGGCCGAACGCTACCTCGGCGGTAGTCCCATTTCTCGCGACTCGTTGATGTTGGCCGGACTACGAAACGGTCATCTTCGTGGATGCTGCCACGCCGCCAGAACTCTTTGCCAGCACTAGGCTGGGGTATCCGGTTGCTTCTCGCCGTACACTTTAAGACGGCCATCATTGATGCCAAATACAATCGCGCTATCAGCGCGCAGCGGCGTATACATGACGCTCAGCGCGTCAGAAATGGCTCCCGCACATGGATTCGAACCACGATCTCCGCGTCCAAAGCGCGACGTCCTGCCGTTAGACGATGCAGGAATGGTTCGTTGTCGAACTTTCATGTGCTTCGATTTTCGGATTTCGGGCGCGAAGCGCCACATACCGACAACACGACTGATTTGGTCCCCGGTGTCAAGAGCCCTTGATGGGGGATTCCACAGTCTTTAGCGATCCCAACACCATCGACCCTTCGCTAGATTCCAGCCGGTGTAGCGGGCGACGATCAATTGAGTGCAGCCCCATGCCGATAAACGTACCCGCTCAAATAGCCCGCATGGGAAAATAAAGGGCAAACGAACACCAGCTAGCCAAACAAACTTCCAGAACTCGCGCTCGCTCATCTCACCCTCAACTTGAAATTAGCTTCCGCTGCTTCAATCCAGTCTTTGGCTTGCTTGCCATCCGCCCAGCCAGCACGGGCAAGATAGTCCCTAAGTGCTGTCGGGATGATTATGCTGGCCTGCCCGCTTCTGATTTCATTGTCGCGCTCGATCTGACGGAGCGGCCTTTCGTCAACTACCGCCTCGATCATGATCTTTAGCGTCTTGTCCCCGCGCTTCGATCTGGCTGACCAGTGACCCGCCCATGACTTGTAGCGCCTTACCGCATCAACTACCGCATACGGTTCGAAATGATTGTTGGTCTTGTCCGTCTTTTCGTAATTCTGCGACCTGATCCAGAGCGAAGAAGTTAGCGAAAAATATGCAGTTTGTATGTCTTCCGCTGCTCGCAATTCATCCGTTCCGATCTTATCTTTATCGAACAGGCGAGAGAGCGGCGATCCTTCAAACTTCAGGATCGTAAGTCCTGACCCGCCGATCTCCCTGCCGTCGCCGGTCGTCTTCTCCAATTCCTTGGCGAGCCTTTTCAGGCGCAAAAACTCACTATCCTGCCGGAAAGGCTTAGGCTTCTCTACTGGAGGATATAGCCTTGTCTTTTCTGCCGCGTTCATTCAGTTTCCTTATAAGAACAGTGCTGCCAAAGATCAGGGCGCTCCTCTAAACCACGCTTAGGGACCATTCGCTCCGCTACACTGATGTAGTGACCTACAAACGCAGCAGGCCACTCCGCCGGTTTCCAAAGACATAGCCCGTAGTCCGCGTGAACTGTACTGCCGATATTCGCGTTGTCGTCGTAATGCTTGCAGCCAATACAAACGGATGGCTTTAAGTCTGCGGCGCTCACTTACTCATCCCTTTTGGTTTTGGTGGGTGTGCTCTAGCGCGCGATCAATTAGATACCGAAGGTCTTTCAGATCATCGATGGACAGATAATTCCCCTCAAACTGGCAGCCGTCGTTCCAGCCTCGCCTGATTTCAAGTTCACAACCATATCCGTAATCATGTTGCAGATAGCCGTCGCGGCTAACCTTCAATCGAAGGCGCTCGCCAACTGACTTTCTGAACTCACTCATTTCTTTCCCTCATGGGCGATCAGATTTCTCGGTGTCTCACTTAGCATCTCTCTCGCGCTCTTGCTCATAACTAAAACCTTTCCCTAAACATGCTTCGACCAGCTAGAGGCGATCCTGCGTACTTCCTCGATTTCTTCCGGGGTTCGCTTGGGAGGCGTGTAGCGCGGTAAGGCTTTGCGCTTCTCGTACTCGGCAAGCCATGCCTTGCGATACGGCTCCAGTTCGGCTTCCAGCGCTTCCTTCATCTGCGCAATCTTCGGAAGAAACGATAATCTCGCAGCGATCCCGTGAACCGGATCAGTCACTTTCTCGATGACCTCAACCGGATACTCGGCAATCAACGCCGTCATAGCGGTTGTGTATTCCATCGGGTTATTCGGAATCTGCGAGGGGTCGTACCTCAAGAACCGGTCCACTGCCGCCGCTGCGATCGACTTCCCGGCCTTCGGAAATCTCTTGCCCGTCTGAATCGCCTCCCGCAGCGAAGTCGCGCAATCTGGCAAGGGTGCGCTGGTACTCGTCGAGACGAGCTTCCCGTTTGTTGCCTGCGTATCTTGCCCCATTGGAGCCTCTACCGTTCGATGTTTGCGAGAAATCTGGCCGATCCGCCCAGCGATCCTGATTCAGCCACGTCGCCGGGTTGCACCACGCACGATCCGGCGGTTTCGTGCGGATGTATTCATCCACGCCCGCCAAAAGAACCTCGAACGTGACGCGCCGCTGCTTACGCACGGCAGCAAAAGCGCGCGCCGCCGCTGCCTTGCCAACCTTGTGGGGATAGCGTTCGTAGAACCGCTCAAAGGCATTCGAGGGGAAATCGTCGCTGCCTATATAAACAATATCTTCCTTGTATTCCTTGTCTTCTACTTTGCGTCGCTGCTGCGTCGCTGCTGCGTCAGTGTCGCTTTCAGCCTTTGCGTCGCCCGGTAGACTGACGCGCTGATAACTATCGTAATTGCAGATGGTTAGAACCGTCATCCCTGCGTCGGTCTTTGCGTCAACCATCCCTTCGGTTTTTAAACAGATCAGAAAACGCCTCACGCGCGCTTCGGACCAGCGCCATTTCGAGGCGATGAAGCGCAGCGAAGCCGCGATCTGACCGCGCTCCAAGTTGAAGGTCTTGCCGGCAATGCGCCTGCGATGCGGTTTCCATGCCGCTTCCGAAACGAGCCACAGCCATGCTTCCCGGCGCGAGAAGGGAGCGCTGTCTGCCAGAATGTCGTGGTCCCATATCGCGCGATCTACCGCGAATACACCGCGCTCGCTCATCCCGCCCTCGTAAGTATGCGAGGTCTGTAAACATCAGACAGAGGATCACGGGCGCGTGGTCTAGGAACCTTATGCGAGTAATGCGGCCTGCGAAGTGGAAGGTCATAGCGCCTTGCCGCGGCTAGAACCGAGTTACGTGTCGCTCCGGGGATTGCCGCCGCAATCGCTTCTCCGCTATCACCACGCGCCCACAGGTCGCGCAGGATTTGCAGCCGGTCTTCATTCCAGAAACCGGCGCTCATAGCGCACCCCTATCAAATGCCGTGATGGTCAGGTCTGCTCGATGAGGAAAGGACAAGAACGGCATCGGGATTTCAAGAACCCCGTCAATTGTCGGCCTGCAATCGGCGTCAACCGATAACCTTCCATGGTCCAGAACGTGAAAGGTTCTGAATCGGAAAGGTGCCGAGCGGACTACATAATCAGGTTGATTGCGGACATTGCGAGAGCGCCTCATTCGTGCCCCCGCTTATTTGGATTGCGCTCGCCCCAAAGCAGTTTTGGGTACTCGGCTTGATTTACGTTCGCCCCCCACACGTACCAAGCATGGTCTTCGGTGCCAGTAGTAGCGCCCTCAAACCATTGGATACGGTCAAGTAATGCGATCTTCGCCATGAATCGCGGGTTGTCCTGAAACAGAAACTTCCGCGTCTTACCAAAGTCGAACTTGGCGGTTAGCAATAGAGCGACCATGCCGGGGCAGCGTTCAAGCGCCAAGCGTGCAAACTCGACTGCATCGCGATTGCCTTTACCGTAAGGCGGGTTCGTAATGATCGCTGAGTAGTGCGCGTTCGGCAGATTATCCTTGCCAAGAAAATCGAAGATTGCGTCATGCTGACGGTCGTAGGTCGCAATATCTGACGTACGAACGCCTGCACCTTCCTCTCGTAAAACATCCGCCATCAAATGGTTGCCAGCGGCAGGCTCCCAAACCGCCAAACCCCTCACGGGAAAGTGCCGGATCAATGCGCGCGTTGCCCACGGCTCTGTCTGATAAAGGTCGTTTTCCTTGCGGGCGTAATTGGAGGCAACGACTGTCATTCCCCCACCCGCTTATTTGGAAACACAGGCTCGCAATCGCATAGCCAGCGCATAAGGACTGACCAGTGTCCGTGGGGATGGCCTAGGTTATCGCTCCAGCACCAGCCAGCGCGTTCCCATGCTGGTGCTTCGTGAAGGCGGACGAAGTGGAATAATCCTTCCTTCATAGTTCAAGCGCCTCTTGCTTTGCTGGCTTAGGCTGCTCCACGAAGAAATCAGAAACGGTCCCGCGAGCAACAGCTGCTGAGATTCGCTTGCGCGCTATGTCGAAGTGGTTAGCGTCAATCTCACAACCGATGAACTTTCGGCCCAATGAAACTGCGGCAACACCGGTGCTGCCGACGCCCATAAACGGGTCGAGAACAATTCCGCCGCCGCGTGGGTCGCAAAGGCGGACCGCCGCCTTCATAAGGTCGACTGGCTTCTCGCACGAATGTACTG